GCCCCGCAGTCCCGCGACCGCATCTACATCGTCTGCGTCCTGCTTGGCCTGCCATTCCCCGACCTGCAGAAGGTGCTCCGTCCGCTCGCGTGGTGCCCGGCCTGCGGCGAGGTCGTCGAGGCCCGCCAAGCGTGGAAGAACGGGAAGACGGTCGGGAAGTACCGCTCGCAGTACGTCTACGTCCACGGCGGCTGCGGGACCACGGTCGAGCCGGGCTACCTCCCGGCCGCCGCGGCGATCGACTGGTCGCTGCGTGGGACCCGGATCGGCGACCGGTCGAAGCCGCTCGCGGACAAGACCCGCCGCCGGATCGCGGCCGGGATCGCGAAGTACTGGGGCCCGTTCCACATGGAGAAGGGCGGGAACCAGTACGACGCCGCCGACCCCAAGCACCCCTCCTTCGGCGACCCGAACGCCTACTACCGCGCGTGGTCGATGTACGACGTCCTCAAGACCCTGCACACCGTCGAGTCGAAGGCGCTCGTCGTGCCGCTCGAGGGCCGCGCCGGCGACCGGGTGAACTCGGCCGAGCAGCCGCTCCGCACCCAGACCTCGCGCCACCTCGACGCGCTCGTCGAGCCCGCGTTCATGCTGGACCGGCGGTTCGAGTACCGCACGCGTGGCGTCGACGAGCCGCTCAGCACGGTGACGGCGAACGACACGAGCAAGGCAGTCGTCCAGCCGCCGTTCATCGCCGAGCTGCGCGGCGGCGGATCCGACGCCCGGCCCGCCAGCCACCCGCTGTCCACCGTCACCGCGTCCGGCAACCACCACGGCCTCGTCGTGCCCGCTGGCGGCACCTGGAACGACGACGCCCGGCCGACCAGCGACCCGCACCGCACCATGACCACCCGGGACACCAGCGCGCTCCTGACGCCGTACTACGGCGCCAGCCAGGGCGCGAAGCCCGTCGACCAGCCCGTCGGCACCCTCACCACCGTCGACCGCTACGCCCTCATTCAGCGGATGAACTCAGGCGGCGCCGAGATGACCACGCCCGCCGCCGAGTACCTCCGCACCCTCACCACCGCCGGCCACCAGGCCGTCCTCACCCCGAGCGACATCGACACCGCCGCCGCACACGTCGACGACTGCCTGTTCCGGATGCTCGAGCCCCACGAGGTCGCCGCCGGCATGGCCTTCCCGGCCGACTACATCTGGTCCGGCACCCGCCGCCAGCGGGTCAAGCTCGCCGGGAACGCCGTCACCCCGCCCGCCGCCCGCGACCTCATCGCCGCGGTCGCCGAGTCCCTGGTCGGTGCGGCATGAAGCGGCTCGACCACGCGACGATCATCCACGGGTACGCCGGCGGCGCGTTCGGCCGAGACTCCTACGCCTGCCGCAGGGTAGAGGCGATCGGCCCTGACTGGGTCGTCACGAGAAACCGCTACGGCGTGGCCGATTTCGCCCCGCTCGACCGGCTCAACGGCGTCGACATCGACGACCGGTCCTGGTGCGACGAGGAGTGCACCGGATGACCCCCGACGAGCGCGCAACCGCTGCCTTCCCTGCTGCCGCTGCCTTGGTCTGCGCCGTCGCCGACGGCGACCAGGACGAGGTCAACCGGATCCTGCTCGCGCCCGACCTCGACTGGATGGCGCTCTGCGTCGTGCTCGCCGGCCACGTCTCCGACGACACCCGGTTCGGCGAGGAGAAGCCGCTCTCCCTCCACAACCAGGTCCAGCAGCTCCTCCACCTCGCCGCCGAGGCCTTCGACACCACCCCCGAAGCGATCCGGTCACACAGCCGCTACCGGAACACCCTCGACGCCCGCGTCGTCACGATGGCCGCGCTCCGCTGGTCCGGCCACTCCGCATCGTGGATCGGCCGCGAGCTCGGCCGCGACCACAGCACCGTCCTGTCCGGAGTCACCCGCGTAGGAGAGACCCCGCGGCTCCGGAGCGTCGCACAACGTCTCGCCACCCGGGTCTTCGGGATCGTCAGCGTCGAAGGGAACGCAGCGTGAGCCGTCTGTCCAAGGCCCAGGCCAAGGCCCACGCACAGGCAGTCGAACTCCTAGAGAAGGACGTCCTGACGTTCGACGAGAAGCTCTTCGTCCTCGAGCACTGGCAGGAGTCCGCGAACCACGTCAACAGCACTGCGGGCGCCTTCTTCACGCCCTACCCGCTGGCCTCGGACTTCGCGCTCGAGTGCCAAGGCGTCCGGTCGGTCATCGACCTCTGCGCCGGCATCGGAGCCCTGACCCTCGCCGTGCTGCAGCGGAACCACTGCTGCAGGTGGGCCGACCACTCCGACCACCGGCCCGACCCGCGGCTCGTGTGCGTCGAGCTCAACCCCGAGTACGTCGCGGTCGGCCGCAAGATCGTGCCCGAAGCCGAGTGGATCAACGCCTCCGTGTTCGACCTCCCGGCTGACCTCGGCACATTCGACCTCGCGATCTCGAACCCGCCGTTCGGCGCCGTCGACCGCGCCGGCGGCAGCGCGCCGCGCTACTCCGGCCGCGACTTCGAGTACCACGTCATCGACATCGCCGCGCACCTCGCGCGGTTCGGGACCTTCATCATCCCCGCGATGTCGGCGCCGTTCCGTTACTCCGGCGAGCGGCACTACGTCGAGCAGTCGACCACCAAGCACGACCGGTTCGTGAAGCAGACCGGGATCGAGCTCGGCGCGAACTGCGGGATCGACACGTCGATCGCGACGGGACTGTGGCACGGCGTCGCGCCGGTCACGGAGATCGTCACGGCCGAGTTCGCCCCCGCGTGTTTGGCCGCGGTCGAGCCCGGCGAGCCAGAGCACCAGCTGGCTGACGCGCAGGAGGTGCTCTGGTGACCACGTCACGTCATCAGCCGGAGCAGGAAGTCGATCACCTCCCACCAGTCCAGAACGGTGCGAGCACGGTCGCAGCAGCGGTAGAACCAGAGTCGGAACTTCATGCAGGTGGGGTGCGCGGGCCCGGACCAGAACGACGACATGCCCGGGACTTCGACCAAGCGGCGACGTCACGTCTTCCGGTCCGGATCCAGCGTCAGCGCACCGCGGGATGGCGGGCCCCGGTCGGGTCGATCTACGTCGGCCGCCCGACGCCCTGGGGCAATCCGTTCCCCGTCGCCCACGGCCCGGAAGGCCTCTTCCCCCGCGCCGACGCCGTCCGCATGTTCCGCGAGCTCGTCACGACCGGCCACACCACGTTCGACGGCCACAGGTTCGCGCGCACCGAGCGCCGCGGCCCGCTCCACGTCCCCACGGTCGCGGTCGTCCGCCAGCACCTCGCCGGCCACGACCTCGCCTGCTGGTGCCCCCTCGACGTCGAGTGCCACGCCGACGTCCTGCTCCAGCTGGCCAACCCCACCACCAACACCGAAAGGACCACCCCATGACCAAGCTCCACGCCGACCTGCCCGACCTGCCCGCCGCCGAGACGATCAAGAGCACCTGGGACCTCCCCACCCCGCTCGACGACATCGCCACAGCGCTCCAGCAGGCCCCGGCCGCCGGCAGCATCACCCTCTGGTACCTCGCCGAGGTCACCGACGTCCACGTCAGCTACCACGGCGCCCAGTGGACCCCCGAGGACGCGAACCCCGGCGGCTCCGAGCTGCAGCTCTACCTCGTCGGCCGGCTGCACGACGGCCGATGGATCGCGCTCGAGGCGTGGAACGACTACACCGGTTGGGGATGCCAGGACGGGTCCGAGGCCTACATCGGAGTGACCCGCGAGGACGTGATCGCCAACGGCATCACAAACGACGGCCGCTCCGCGCTCGGGATGGAGACGGTCTGATGCCCGAGAACCCCGCTGCCCAGCACGCCATCCGCGACCAGCTCGACAGCGGCTACCCCGCCGTCGACCGCATCAGGAAGGCCAACGCCGAGCTCCGCGCCGCCCTCGCCCCTGAGGGCTGTTCTCACCACGGGCCCGGAAGTGAGAACAGCACGCCCCCTGTTCTCACTGTCGACCGGATCACGATCCCCAAGCCGCAGATCCACACCGGCCCGCAGCACCTCACGGTCGACCAGGCGACCGTGTCCTACCTCCGCGACGCCGCGGCACGCGTCCGCCGCCAGCGGTACTGGGGATCCGGCGTCACCGCCCTCGTCTCGACCGTCCTCGACGACGTCGCGAACGCGATCGAGGCCGACCGTGGCTGAGCTCGCGCCCAACGACCCGCGCCACGGCACCACCAACGGGTACAGCAACCTCCGCTGCCGCTGCGCCGCCTGCCGCGCCGCGTGGGCCGCCGAATGCCTCGCGCGCCGCGCCCGGCGCAAGCAGCTGCTCCCGCAGAACACCACCGTCGAGCACGGCACCGAGTCCACCTACACCAACCACGGCTGCCGCTGCCGACCCTGCATGGACGCCCAGGCCGCCGCCGCACGACGTCGAACGAGCGCACGATGACCAGCCCCGACGGCCTCGTCCCGGTCGTGTTCCACGGCTGCGCCGCCGTCCAGCCCGACGGCGGCATGACCGCCACGTTCGCGCTCGGCCAGGACAACGGCGTCCGCATCACCCGCGCGCAGATCGTCCACGGGACCTTCCTCGTCCTCACCCTCGACCCCATCCCCACCACGACCAAGGAGACCGACGCCTGATGGCGCGCATCCGCACGATCAAGCCCAGCTTCTGGGAGTCGCAGACCATCGCCGCGATGAGCCGCGACGCCCGACTCCTCGCGCTGGCCCTGATCTCCATGAGCGACGACCAGGGCCGCTTCGTAGCGACCCCGGCCAAGATCATGGGCCACGCCTACCCCCACGACGACAACGTCAGCACCGCGCAGGTGAAGCGCTGGCTCGACGAGGTCACGAAGCGCCGCGACCCGGACGAGCCGCCGTTCGCGGTGCTCTACGAGGTCGACGGCTGCAGGTACGGCTGGCTCCCGAAGTGGAGGAACCACCAGCGCATCAGCAAGCCGCAGCCCTCGACTCTTCCCGCCCCGCCTGCGGAAGGACTGTGGTGATGAGCCCCACCCACTCCACGCCTGAGCGCGGAACGATTCCGCACCCGTCTGCGGAACGGTTCCACGCCGGAAGGGAAGAGGAAGAGGAAGGGAAGAGGAAGAGCGTCCAGGTCATCCATGAACCTCACCTTCCGCGCGCGACGAGCGGCCCTGTGGATAACCCCACCACCGCGGCACCCCAGGTCATGGATGACGAGCACGACGACCAGCCGCTCTTCGGCGGCTACGAGCCGCCGGAGCACGAGGCCCTCAGCGCCGGCCAGCGCCTCACCCGCCGACAGGCCGAGCACATCCGCCAAGGCATCCACCCGCTCACGCTCGCGTACACCCTGATCCGGCCGCTGCACCCCGACGCCGACCGCACCCGCACCGCCGACAGCGCGCAGGACGACACCCCGACCTGCGGCAGCTGCTCGTTCCGCACGACCGGCGGCGGCTACCCGAAGTGCACCGAGCCGAATGCGCCTCGATCCCACGGGCCCGCCACCGACGTCCGCGCCTGGTGGCCCGCCTGCACCCGGTGGACCCCGAAGGCAGGTGCCTGATGCCCGTCGAGCAGCAGTGGGCCGACCGGCTCGTCGTCCTCGCCCAAGACCTCCGCCCCCACGGCGCCCGCCGCTGGGACGCACCCGGGATCCTCGCCGCCATCCGCCAGGTCCAACACCTCGCCCTCGGCGACGTCGTCATGGCCGTCACCCGCGCCGCCTGCGACCGCAGCCTCGACACACCAGCCGCGATCGCCAACCTCCGCTCGAGCGCATGGCGCGAACGCGTCGCCGAACCGACCGCCGCCACTCACGAGCCGTTCGACCGCCACACCTTCTGCGGCACCTGCGGCCAGCCCGAGGCGCGCTGCCGAGCCCACCCCCGCCCCGACCACGACTTCGAGACCACCGAGCAGCGCGACGCCCGCGTCGCCCGCGAACGCGCCGCACGACAGGAGACCCCGTGACCCCCGAGCCCACCGACATGGTCCGCGAGCTCACCACCACCCACCGCCACTCCGAGCCCTACACCCACCAGGCCAACGGGACCACCTACACCCAGCGCCACCACGTCGACGTCCCCGCACTCATCGACCAGCTGCAGCACGCCACCCCGCTCACCGGCGGCGACGACCGCTCCGGCAGCGGCTACGGCTCGCGGCCCGTCGCCTCGCTCGAGGCCCTCGACACCCTCGTCCGGATCGACCTCGAAGCCGCACGCTGGGTCCGCGACCTTGGCCTCGACGACCCCGGCGACACCAAGGACTGCGTCCGCCTCGCCGGCTCGCTCCTCCCGCAGGTCACCACCTGCACCCGCGCCGACCGCACCGCCGGCTGCTGCCTCCCGCACGACATCGCCCGCTGGTGGCACCAAGCCCGCATCGTCTCCGGCTGGGACGTCGCCGCATGGAAGCCCAACAACACCTGCCCGCTCTGCGGGAAGCGCGGCACCATCCGCATCCGCCCCGCCGACCACGCCGCCCTCTGCATCGACTGCCGCAGCACGTGGGGGCCCGGCACCATCAGCCTCCTCGCCGAGCACATGCGCGCCGAGAACCACGATGACGAGCCAGCGGCCGAACCGGCCTGAACCCCGCCCGCTTGCGCCCACCCTCGCAGCCATGCACAATTGGCCGCACGGGAGAAGTGTCTCCCGAACCAGACGCCCCGAGAGCCCACCGGCCCGGGGCGTTCGTCGTTCCCGGAGGTGCCCGCGATGAGCCAGCACCACGGCCGGCTCAGCGGAAGCGCCCGGCAGAAGCGCAACGCGAAGATCCTCGCCGCCTCCGACATCTGCGGACTCTGCGGCCGCCCCGGCTCCGACGCCGTCGACCACAAGATCCCCCTCGCCCGCGGTGGAGCCGAGCACCCCTCCAACCTCCAGCCCGTGCACCACGACGTCGCCCCCTACTGCAACCGCAGGAAGGGCGACCTCCTCCCGTCCGAGTACGACCGCCGCGTCCTGCTCGTCGTCGGCCCACCCGGCGCAGGCAAGACCACCTTCGCGCACGTCGTAGCCCAGGACGAGGGACTCGAGGTGTACGACCTCGACGACGAACGCTGGGGCGGATCCGACGCCCTCTTCCGCGCCGCCCTCGTCCAGCTCCGCGAAGAGCCCAAGGCACGCGCCGTAGTCATCCGCACCGGAGCCACGCTCAAGGCCCGCCAAGGCGCCGCCACAGCCTGCGGAGCAACCGACCTCGTCGTCCTCGACACCCCGCTCGACGAGTGCGTGCGCCGCATCAAGCAGCGCGGCCGCACAAGCCCACCGATCCGCATCCAGATCCACGGCGCACGGGACTGGTGGACCCGCTACGAGCCCGGTACCGTCAAGCTCTCCTTCGCCTCGTTGAGGCTCCGCCGCTCCGGCTCCCTCGCCTGAGTCAGCCTCCGAAGGCCCCTGGGGGACCACCCCTCCCCGCCCCTCCCGTAGAGGACTGGGGGCGCTAGGTCCGATCTATCTACGGCGTTTTTCCACACCGCCCGGAGGAGGTCGCGATGGCGCGCAAGCCCGCCCTCCGGGTCGCGACCGAGCAGGACGTTGCCGCCGCGGAGCCCGCGAAGAAGCTCACGGTCGCCGAGGCCGCGGCCACCGGCGACCACCGCGCGCTGCTGGTCGCGATGCGTGAGCGGATCGCGCAGACCGTGAGCAACCCCGACTGCCCGCCGCGCGATCTGGCCGCGCTCACCCGACGCCTGCAGGACATCGCCTCCGAGATCAAGGCGATCGACCTGCGCGCGAAGGAGGAGGGCGCCGATGCCGACGACGTCGCCGAAGACGAAGAGTGGGACGAGGAAGCTCTCTGAGGTCGCCAAGCACCTGACGGTGCCGACCGACATCACCTCGACCGGCTGGCCGGCGGTGCGGAACACCTGCCGCGACAAGCTCGGCGTGCGGTTCGACGACTGGCAGGACCAGATCGGCCGGATCATCCTCGCGAAGCGGTCCGACCGGACGCTGGCGGCGATGATCGACGGCGTCGGGATGTCGCTGCCTCGCCAGGTCGGGAAGACTTACCTCGTCGGCGCGCTGGTCTTCGCGCTGTGCATCAACCAGCCCGGCCTGCTGGTGATCTGGTCGGCCCACCACTCCCGCACCCACGGCGAGACGTTCCTCGCGATGCAGGGCTTCGCCGACCGGGCGAAGGTCGCCCCGCACGTGCAGCAGGTCTACACCGGGTCGGGCGACGAGGAGATCCGGTTTCACAACGGCTCGCGGATCCTGTTCGGTGCCCGGGAGCGCGGCTTCGGTCGCGGCATCCCTGGCGTCGACGTGCTGATCTTCGACGAGGCTCAGATCCTCTCCGACAAGGCGCTCGCGAACATGCTCGCGACGATGAACACTTCCCACTTCGGGTTGCAGCTGTACATCGGGACGCCGCCCAAGCCGGAGGACATGTCCGAGGCCTTCACCCGGATGCGGAACGAGGCCCTGGCCGGCAC